ATAGACCTGATTGTATAATTAAAGCTGGTTATAAAGTAACTAATAGAGAAACTGCAAGTAAAATGGCTCATGAGTTAGAGCAGAAACGCGAAGTCAAAGAAGCTATAGAGAAGGAGAGGCTTGAAATATTTGATACTAGTTGTATTACAACAGAATATATCTTATCTAACATTAAAGCTATTGCAGAAAATACCAAAAATGAAAGTATAAGATTAAAAGCTAATGAGTTGTTAGGCAAACACTTAGCAATGTGGGTTGAAAAGATACATCAAGATATAACTCATAGCTTCACAGATGAAGAAGAGCAAGAGTATAACACTATACGAAATAGATATAATATGAATTAACTTGTTGTAATGTAATGAGATACATATATATGCCATAGTTAACATAACTTTTATTATACGTAGGTTGAGCTAAGCATAATTAGTTAATTATATATAATAAAGGGTAATGGTGTTGGGTATAGGGTACACGGGGGGATATATTAAAGATTAAGTAACAATACTTATAATAAATATTTTTAAATAATAAAATACATAATAAACATAATAAACATAATAAACATAATAAACATAATAAACATAATAAAATATATCATAAACATAATAAAATCAATAAGTTAGTATGTTTATCAATACACAGTAAGTTAATAACAATACTTATTTCAAAAAAATTTTATATATAAAAATTAACAATACTTGTAAAATACAGATAACACAGAGAACTACAATAGCCTTTAAACAGTCAGAATAGTACCTACATTCAATTATCTTAGTAAATATGTATCTTGGTATGGATAAATTAAGAAAGTTGCTTAAAACGCTTAATATCAAAGAAAATGGGTTTTAAGAAGGAGGAAGAATGAAAGAAGGCTGTGGAGGGATAGTTCCATATACAGTTGATGAAATCATAGAGAAAATACATTTGAAATTACTTCCTGATAAACTGTTTAAATTAAGCCGTGAAGAATATATTAAAGAAGTGATTAAAGAATGGGAATCCTATCGAGAGCTTTGGGATAACCGTATATGAACGTATGCTCAAGATTAGAGAATCCATAGAGAAACGTAAGAAGCAATACGATGAGATGATAGCATCCGCAACGTCTCATACTGTTGGTCTTAAATTATTGCGGGATAAAAATAGATGGCTCTGTCGCAACGATTTATTTCACTTATGTTGCGTATTGAATTATAAAGAGATTCAGAAGTTCGAAGCATTTTACAGGCCGTTTTGCGATGAAGTGAGTCTTATCTGTTGGCAGATTGTCAGAAAAAAGATGTACAAGCCAAGCGAGGATATGCTTACGCTTGAAGAGGTATCCGACAACGTCGAAGAAGACTTAAAATATATTGAACGCCTGTATTTATGCTATCGAGTCTTTTACAAGACTACGATTATAACGATTGCGAATAGTACGCAGTTGTTGTTGAATTTCCCTGATTTGCACATTGTTCTTTGTCATAACAAACAAGATAATTCCTCGGATAATCTTATCGCTATAAAGAATCATTTTCTGACGACTCGTCTTAAAAACTATTTTAGCGAGTATATACCGAAAACGAAGGAGTGGGGCAACCGCACTGGGTTTTCGGTAGCGTGTCGTTCAGACTGGCAGCGTGTCGAAGATAACGTGGAAGCAGCAGGGGTGGATACGGAAATCACAGGGCGTCATTACGACATAGCGAAGAAGAACGATTTAGTTACCGAAAAATCAGTTACGACCGAAGAACAGATTAAAAAGACATTGTCTTGGGATGAACGTTTTAATATCGGTATGTTTACGAATCTCTCAGCGAAGATTCAAGATTACGAAGGTACACGGTATCATTTCGCAGATATGTATTCCGTGAAGAAAGGAACGCCGAGAATCAAATTAGTTGAGATTCCGATACTTGAGGATGTTGAAAAGTTTAAAGCTGGTGATGATAACCAGATAGTGCATCCGCAAAGATTCAAACGTGAAGATATTGAACAGATGATGTCGGATATGTGGGTGTTTAACTGTCAGATGATGCAGAAGCCCGAAGACCCTGCAAAGATGCGGTTTCACCCGAACATGATTCAGTACGGTAAAACCCCTTCTCATAGCAATAAGTATTTGCTCGTTGACCCCGCAAGTGAGAGAAAGAAAAAGTCTGATTATACGGTAATTTTAGTCGTTGCGATAGATTCAAACGGTAAAAAGTACATAGTAGACGGTATACGGGACAAGATAGACCCAAAACAGCGTATTGATGAAGCGTTGGATTTAGCTGAACGATGGTCTGTTAAAGGAGTTGCCTGGGAAGCAATCGGTTTTCAAACTACAGATTGTTTTTATTTTGAAGAGGCACGAAGAAAACGCAATCTGCATTTCAGTTTTGATGAAATAAAGTCTCATACGGTTTCGAAGAATGACAGAATAAGCGGTCTCGTGCCAGAATACGCACAACATCTCTGGTACTGGCCACCTAAAGATACCATAATACGACAGTCTTCATTCGATGGCAAAGCATACGATTTGACAAAAGAGCTTGAAATAGAATTTTTACAGTTTCCGTTGTGTGAGCATGACGATTTATTAGACACACAAACATTTTTAAACAGGATTTCTACGATAAAACCTGAAAAAGAGAAAGAAGAAATCGAAGAAAAAGAAATGACATTCGCAGAGTATCATGCGATAAAAGAGAAAAGAACGGAAGAATTAAAAAAAGACCCCTGGAAAGCAGTAACAGTTACGAAAAGAACGTAAGGAGAAGTAATGCCTAATAAGATTGATATTTCAATGTGGTTTAAACGAATAGATAGTGCCGAAGACCTGCAATCTACTGTTCGTAAAGAACGCTTACAGGCTATTAAACTTTACACGAGCAGTATGTTCGGAAATCCTACTATTCAAGGAGAAGCAAATCCGCTTTCCGATATTACCGATGTTAATTTCGTTTACGAATATTGTAAAGTTTTAATAGGTTCTGTTTATGCGAGAGACCCACACATCTTTGTTCGTTCTCGTTCAAATAAATATTCTGATTTTGCACAAACAATGGAACAAGTTATCAATTATTACTGGTATGAACTGCAGATGAAACGCAAAATTAAGCAAGCGATATTGGACGCAGTTCTTATACCGCCAGGGTTTATAGAAATTGGATATAAATTATTAACAGAGAAAAAATTAAGGGAAGATATTTTTGATTTAGAACCTCAAAAAAAAGAAAAGGTTCGAAAAACAGAAGAAGAATACGGTATTTTCGACGAAACGATAAAAGATGATAATGTATTTGCAAATCATATTAGTTCATGGAATGTTCTTTGGCCTGACGGGTATCACAATATCAGAGAGTGTCCGTATATGATTATCAAACAATCGCTTTCTGTTGGAGATGTTATTGCTAACCCTATGTTCAAGAGAGTAAAATTCGATTTATTGAATCAAAGGGGTGTAAGAACAGAGGGAAGAAAACGTTTCTGGCCGTTTACGATGAAATCAAATCCTGATATTGTTGAAAAGCAGATATACGGAGGGGATTTAGAATATCATAAAATTACTCTGTATCATTGTTTTGATAAACGTACACGGGAAAGATTTGTCTTAACGAAAAAACTTGCAACAGATACGCTATACACGTCAAACTGGGATTACCTGACTGATGGATTTACAATTTATCCATTGATTTTTAATGAAATTCCTCAGACTGATGAGAAATCAAACAGTTATCCCATGAGTGATATTGTGCCGATGTTACCGCAGTTGAAAGAGTTATCATTATTATCTTCAGCAATTAATAGGCATAGAAAACGTTCAGGAACAGTTATTCTTGCAAAACGTGGAAATATTACTCCTTCGGATATAACGAATATACAGAACAGTAAAGACGTTGATATTATAGAAGTTGAAAATACGAATGATTATCAAGGATTTACACCGCCTGCATTACCGAATGATTTTTACGCTATGCGTGAGATTATCTTGCAGGATTTAATGCGTGTCTCTGGTTTTCAACAGCTTCTTTTTAGTGCAAGAGGAGTAGAAACCGCAACGGAGAGTGAGAATATACGTGCAGGGGCGTTAATACGACAATCGGAAAAACAAGATATAATTGAAGATTTTACGACTGATATAGCACGTGGTCTTTCAGGTCTTATCTGGCAATACATTCAAGAAAAAGAACGTATAGAAGAAATCATCGGAGAACCAGTAAACGAGAGGATGTGGCCTGCATTACCTGAAGACAGCAGAAAAGCACGTGAGATGATACAGCGAGAGCTTAATTTTAGGATTGATGCAGGGTCTACAAGACCGCCTAAAGATGAAGCATTAGAACGTAAACAATGGCTTGATTTAACAGGAAGTATCAAAGCGAGTTTTCCTGACAGGGTTAAAGATGACGTGTATCTTAAACAGCTTTTAAAGAAGTTCGATTTTCATGATATTGAAGATATGATTATTACTTTTGACGAAGAAGAAAAAAGAGTCGCTATGCAAGAGAACCAATTACTTATGCAAAATCAACAACAGTTAGCGAGTCCGAATGAAAATCATATCCTTCATATTCAGATACACGGTCAAGCGTCAATGCAGGGTAGTGCGACTCAGGCATTGGATCAGCATATCTTGCAACACGCCAATTATTTAAAACAGAAGTATCCTAAAGCACAAGCACAGAGTGGTGATTTAAGACCACCAAGACAAACGACTACTCCTGAAATGCAGAGACAGGGAGTTCCTGAAGGGATAGATTTACTGGGAAGAAAAGGAACAACAAGTGGAGTTGGGGGCAATAAAGGAAAAGGAGGATTGTAATGCCTGACGATAAAAAGAAAAAGAAATTAACACGTAAAGATTTCTTAAAACAAGAATTAGTAAAACATCTTGAAGAACGGTATCCCAAAACAAATAAACACTTTTATCTTTATGAAATTATAGAACCAAGTGGTGGCAGCACAAAAGGAAGTTTTAGGGATTACCTGAGAAAGAAAGGAGATAATTTAACCCCTCAAGATAGATATATTATACGTGATATATTTCAGGAACTGAAAAAAGAAAAGGTTTTGTTCCATAAAGCATCTGATGTTTGGGTAAGGTTGTAAAGATGTATATACATAAAGACGTAAAAAAAAGAAAACAATATCTTAAAAAACACGGTCTTGCAGACGCAAGCATTAAAGAATGTATGACTGTTAAGTTTGATGAAGCAGCATATGCAAAGAAGCAAACACGTCTTGCAGAAGAAACTATGAAAAAGATGTGGAAAGATAATGTAGCTCATGCAGTTCCGCAATTTTTTAAAGATATGGGAGTGATAAAAAAGTGAAAAAGGGGTAATGAGAATCCCCAGTTTATAACACAGCAGGAGGAGGTGAGAAAATGGCAGACAAAGTTATGAGGCCTAAACAGGTTAGTCGTAAAGGCGGTATTAAGCAGACTAATACGAGTATCGTAAAAGGTACTACTGCAAGTGGGGGAAATAACAACCTCAACCCCTACAACAGAAGTTCTAAAAAGTAAAATAGACCAACTCGAAAGAGAGTCTTACAAAGGGAGGTATTATGTCAGACCAAGCTAATCAGCAGTCTGGAGAAAAGACCCCTGAACAAGGTAAAATTAAACTTACCATTCAAGGGCAGGAAAAGGAACTAAGTATTGATGAGTTAAAAGAGTATGCCTCTAAGGGTATAGACTATACTGCAAAGACTCAGGAGATAGCAGAGAAACGAAGGCAACTTGAAGCTGCTGAATCTGAAATAAAAGAAGTTAAAAGTATAGTTGATGAAATGAAACAAGACCCTAAATTAGCAGATGCGTTAAATAAGGTATATGCTGATTTCAAATCTGGCAGGACTGCCAAGTCTGAAGGAACTAAAGACAGCAATCTTAGAACTCTTGACAGACTTATTAATGACGAGGTTGACCCTAACCAGCGTGAAAGTCTACGGCAGATGCGAACAATCATAGCTGAAGAAGCTAATGTTCCTGGGCTGAAAGATGAGATTAATAGTCTTAAAGACGAAATCAAAAATCTTCGAAATATCACGCAAGTGAGCCATAATGCAAGAATTAAGAGTGCATTAGATACTCTTGAAAAAGATTATGGTAAAGAAATAATAGACAAGCATAGAAAGAATTTAGAGTATATGCTGAATAAGTATCCTAATCAAGATGCAAAGAGTCTATTATATAATTTCGCAGCTAATGATACTGATTTCGAAAAACTGCTGTTAGATAGAGCAAGAAAAAGAGAAAAAGAAGAATTAGAACGAAAGAAACGTGGAGCAAGTCCAACAGGGGATTCCACGTCTCAAGCTACAAGATTAGAGCCAAAAAGAGACAGAAAAGGCAGGATTGATACGAGAGACTTGATTCAACGCCTGCATAATGATGGTCGCTTTAATTTTAAGTAGTTTCGTTTTAATAATGAAACTTAGGAGAGTGATATGGCAGGAAATCAATCAGTAACTCGTGAATATGATAGGATTTTTACTATCGTAAAAGACGAGGTGCAACCATACCTGTTTGACAATATCTCCTCCCGTACTGCACTTTTGTATCGTATGAAAGATATGGGTGCGATAATCACTACTGGAGGCAAGCCTCATCTTAGATTTAACATCTTGAAAGAGCTTCCTACAGCAGAAGGTTATACAGACCTTGACACGTTGACACCTGTTAGGGCTGACCCGTATACAAGTGCGATATTCGAGTGGAAACAGGTAAATGTACCTGTTCAGATTTCGGGTAGAGATATAATTAGAACGGGTGATGCAGCAGTAGTTGATTTGGTTGAAGCTTTTGTTCAGACTGCTGAAATATCGATGCGTGATGCTATCGGTGGAGCAGACATTGGAATATTTTCTGATGCTGATGAGGATGAGCTTCGCAAGATTACTGGCTTGCAGAATTTCTTTACTACTTCAACTACCACAGGAACGTGTGGTGGATTGAATAGGGCAACATTGACAGCGTGGCGACACAATGAAGAAAATGTTGCGGGTGCATTTGATACGAATGGGCTCAATAAAATGAGAACATTGTATCGTGAATGTTCAAGGTTCGATGAAAGTCCAGACAGTATTGTCTTAACGGGTTCTGCTTGGGAGAACTACCTTAAAGAAACGACAGCAACATTTAGAGTAAACGAGCCGATGCCGTTTATCGGTCCAGGAGACCAGAAAATGGTTGAAGCAGGTTTTCCGAATGTTCGTTTCTTCGGAGCATTAGTTTTCTATGATGATGCGTGTCCTGCGAACAAAGGTTACTTTTTGAATTTAGCGAAATACATTCGTTTGTATGTTCGTGAAGGAAGAAACGCTGAAATAGGCGATTTCATCAAATCGAGAGACAAAGATGATTTAGTAACATTTGTTCTTTGGGCTGGTAATTTAATCACGACTAATTTAGCTCGTGGTGGACTTCTGCAAAACGCAGATGACTATTAATACGGAGGAAATAATGCGAAGAAATAAGTTAATTTTTTCAATTATTGCTCCGTTGATTTTAGTTTTTGCGGTTAGCGGAGTAGTGTTTGGTTGGGGTACGACTGGTGGCGATGCTTCAGATTATCGTCAGCTTCAAGAAACAGCCGTATTCTATAATGATGCAGGAACTGAGATAATCTACGGTCAAGTCGTAGTTATGGACAGAGACGCTGGTACTGCAGGTACGACACTCGGTACGAGAGTAGACTTAACTTCAACTGCGGATAATCCTGAAGTAATGGGTGTTGCTCTATCAACTGATTCAAGCGATGGAGAACGAGTGGTTGTTGTAACAAGAGGCCCTGCTGAAGTCTATTGCAATGATTCTAACGATGCTGTAAATACAGGCTCGCTTGTTGGTACTACAAATGTAGCAGGTCGTGCTGGTGGTGGTATCGGTCTTGGTCGTGCATTAGAAGATGGTAATGGAACAGACAATGAGTTAATCATGATTTGGGTAGACCCTTATCTTGATGATTATACTCAATAATCTGTTTTTTGTTGGGGGGGGCGTGTAACTCCCCCAACACGGCTTTATTTCAAATTTATATATATAAATAAGAATGTGATAATTGGAACTTGAAAGAGGAGGAAGTATGAGTGAGAACGCAACAGATAATAAAATAATAATAGATTTACAGACTCTTAAATTAGCACGAGAAGGCTTGGAGTCAGAGATAACTCGTCTTCAGAGACAGAGAGATTCTTTATCGGCTCAAGTAATACAG